TGCTGCGCCACTTTAGCGCAACAAAGAGATAAGCAATCGCAATGGTTAAGCTAAGAATCATTTTTTCTTAACTGGTGGTGGTGTAGTTTTGCCGCGTGGTGATTTTTTAGGTACTGCCATTTTTTTACTCCTTGGTTCAGGTATTTTCTAAGTTTGTGTGCCAACAACCACGCCATCAACGGCTGATGTTGGGGCAGATGATTTAATTCTTAAATCACCAGTGGTGTCAACCCATAAGTGATAAGCGCCAAGCACTATATGTGTTTTATCCCAATCACTGCTAATAGTCTTAACATGACCATAATAAGGCACTGGGCTTCTTGCCCTATAAACGGCGGGGATGCCTATATCTATCTTATCATCAACGCCAGTCGTTACAGTAGAGTAAGCGTAGAAAGCAAGCGCTATATCGACCCCTGTTGCCTCCTGTATGAATGGGAATCTATATCTAACCCAATCATCCGTCAACTCAATAACCCTTCTCTGCTGCACATTAACACCTGAAACTTGGTACTGTAAAGTGAAGTATGTTGCTGGGTTTGTAGACGATTTTTTACCATCAAACTCCACCCAAACGACTTCTCCAGCCCTAACTATATTTGCAGATGGAATAGTTAACCTAGCATTAGACGCCGTATCTGGGATAGTGAAAGTCGCAGCAGAAGTGCCACCTAAGCTGTCGATTATCTGCACTTTAGTGGTTGAACCCCCTAGCGCAGAATTCGTAAATGTGTGCCTACTAGAAAGCATTTCGTGAAAGCCAGAGTCATATCCGCCTGAATGGATTAATGTTTCTGTATTTTGCAATATACCTTCATTATTTTCAGTTATAACAGGGATACCTGATTTTGCTTGGATAATATCAGTAGAGTTTACACCTTTGCTTTTAATGGAAGTAGTTTTATATAGTGTAGATTTATTGCTTGTCGTATGGTCTACAATTAAAGAATCTGGAATAGTTCCTTTTGTATATATATCCTTAACAACCGCGTTATTCATGTTAATAGAGTAGGTATCAATTAAAGGTGGTGAGTATGTATCGTTACCCTCAATAGTTGAGTCCTTTACTGTAAATCCAGACGCATATTGTGAAGTTTCAACTCTCGACGGTAATTCAAGAGTCATATCAGTATTGCCATCACCAGCGCAAATTAATATAAACTCATCATTAGACGTCACATTTTCATTGCCGAAATGGTTTTGAGATAACACAACACTGTTAGCAGCCGAGTTAGTTGTGTCTGTTTTAATCCAAATCCTAGTACGTAGCCCTGATTGTGCGGGAGTTCTACCAAATCTGCAATTTCTAACACTTGCCTCTGAGCCGTTAAAATATGAGCCAAACTCTATATCAATCCTACCTTGATTAAACCAGCAATCCTCTACATTATGCCCGCCGCCACCAGGTATTATAATTCCTATTGAGTTAGTAGTTGGGCTACCTGCAAAATCACAAGATTTAACGTTTAGGTTTGGCCTATCTACAGATTTATTTTTGAAGCCTATAGCCGCTTGCGTGTAGTCAAAAAACGAGCAGCCTTCAAAAGATATTCCGCCAGAGACAGTATTGCCGCCTTGGTCATAATAAGCCCCTAATCCATTATAAAATGAGATGCCACTAACACTTAGTGTTGATGGGCTTTGAGATAAATTCATTAAATAGGAAGTAGCACCTAGCACTATTGATGTTAGCCCTTTTCCATCACCGTACAGAGCGCCGTTTATACGTCTTGTTTGGATGTTAGTTCCGTTGTATATATATTTACCAGATGGAAAATAAAGACCATACCAACTTCTAATATCCCACCCAACTGATGACTCTCCAAACTCCCGTTGTCTAAAAGCTAAATCGAATGCTAGGTTGATTGCCGATGTGTCATCTGTTATGCCATCCCCTTTTGCGCCACAATGCCTAACATTTATATCCCCCTCAATTTGTAAAGCCAAACCCCTACCAGTTGAATCAACCGCATCGCCAGCTTGCGCAACATATCCATCAGCCTGAGCCACATAAACCGCATTAGCTCTTTCAGCACAAGTAAACCTTGCGCCCGATTTGGCCTTTAATGCTGCAAATTCAGCAAATGTTTGTATTATATTCATTATTTAAAGCCCCATAGCCCAAACTGAAAGATAAGATATTTCACCATCTGCCATCAATGCGTTAATGTCAACAAACGTAGCAGTGCCATCGCTAAACTGAACTTCAAAATCACCAGCAACAGGGTCATACCTACCCGCCTTAGCAACAATCTCAGGCAATAGGTCATTTGTAAATTCAGCGCTTAAAATAGGTTTCATTCTAAGAGATAAATTAACTGTTTTTAGTGTTGTTACTGTTAGTTTTTTAGTGCCTGAACTGTAAGCTACGCCCAATATTCCGCAATTAATAAATCCGGTGTTAAGCGTCGCGGTAGTTACCCCAGCCGTGCGAGTAAGCGCAATCAAGCCAACACACCAAGCGCGAAGGAATCCCTGAGATGCGTTATCTACTTTAATGCGCGGGTTGACTATCTCACACGCGCCAGCAGGGGTGGTAAATGTACCCACAGTACATTGCATGTAATCTGATGACTCGTTTGTTGTGTAGGGGATAATGTATGACAATTCGTACTCTTGAAATTCATCAGAGTCAATATCAACAACGCCCTGAGATGTGCCAGCAACAGGGTAATCAATAGATGCTTGAGGTTCCCCCGATATGCGTCTAGCTAAAAATGAGAATGTAACCTTTTCTCCCGGCCTAGCTGGTAGATATTTACGCATGTACCCACGACCTGTTGTCGCCCCGCTAGAGCATGTAGAGCGTAAACCGCTTGCATCAATAGTAACGACACCGTCACCCGATAAAACCTGCTCCCAGTCTGCCCAGTAGCGCGTAATTGCAACCTCAGTACTCATAAAACCTCCAACGCTACGTCTGTAATTATTTTAGTCACGCCCACTCTCATTACTTTTTTAGCATCTGTATTGTCGTTAACTGTCCATGCTGCCACATCAACGCCTTTAGATCTTGCATAAAGCACAATGTTTGGCTGAACAAGCAATGCTGGATAATTCCATATTATAATCGAATTACCCAAAGCTGATAAGTCATTAATGTTCGCCTCGTACACTATCGGGTTAGTTGAACTGCCAAGCAATCCACAAACTATCTGACTGTTTAGCGTTCTAAAGTATGATACATCAGAATAAGCGAATGATGAAAAGTAAGATTGACCTTCCATGCTTGCATTAATAACATCGTCAATCATTAAGCTAATGTCAGTCTGTGATCGATACTTTTTAATCTCTGGGAATATCCGAAGTCCAGCACCTTTGCAATATCTTAACAGTTCAGCAAATGTAGGTATTTTAGTGTCACTGAATGCAGTCCCAGCGACTTCATCTATTGTTAAAGATTGAACTTGAGCCAATGTTAAACTTGCTATTGTTCCAGTGCCATTAGTTAAAGCATCCACAGTATCATCGTGGAAAACCACAGGGACACCATCCGATGTAATCTGTACATCGCACTCAAGAGCTGTTGCGCCTCTCCTAATAGCGCTAGTGAATGCCAGCATGGTATTTTGTGGGAAACTGTTTTTAAATCCTCTGTGAGCAATAACATCAATCTTCAAATCTGCATTAGATAGATTATAAGAAATGCCACCAGCGCTTGAGTAGTTATACGCTGTGATTGTACTTCCCGCTGCATAAGTAGCTGTTAGCTCAATCGTATAAGCATCAATATCAGGGCGTAAAATATAGTCAGCATCTTCGTGCAATCTTCCATCATCAGCGCCAGTACCGTTTAAGTAAACAGCCGCGCCACTTGCAACGATACTACTAAATGTAACAATGTTTTGGCCGCTTGTGAGTATTACAACGTTTTTAACTAAAGTGCCATCATCTTCTGGCACGTCAACGATTGGCTCATCAAAAATAGTGACTTCACTAGGCATTCCAGCGTTAAAAACTAAATCGTAATGGCCCGGATCAACATAAAAAAAGAAGTTGCCATTAGAGTCCGCTGCCACAGGGTTAGATAGCGGCGCGCCAACGTTATTATATAAAGTAGCAAGTGAGCCAACACCAGTAACCTTGATTGTAATTAATGTTCCAGCGCCAGCCGTTCCAGTGCTTTTAGTTATAAACTTGTTTATTGCTGAGCCGTTATACCTAACCATTTCTAACTCCCAAATGTGATTTCAATTGACGCATTATCTGACACTTCTGCTAGTGTTGCATCTGTTACTGTGCATGTTAATGTGGATACAACTTGTTCATCATAGCCAGATAATGTAAGCCTAGTTGTTGATGCTGTAGGAGTATTAGGGCTGCCTTCTGTAGCTGTCCACGAGTATGTAAATGGCGCAGTGCCACCAGATACGCTCGCTGTAAAAAATGGCGTGCTGGTCGAGCCTTTCCTAGTCACTGTATCGTAATCAGAAGGTGAGACGGAAACACTAAAGCTTGGAGGCGTAGGGATAGCCCCTGATGCACTTTTAAAGAATGCTACCTTAGACAGCATAGTCTTGCCCCATTACAGCCGCATACCACGTAGCCCCGCCATTGTACGTTTTAAAACCAAATACATCTTCACGGTTTATTGTCTGAGTAACAGTAGGCGCAACACCGCCAGCCCATTTAAACGTTGCAGGCCAGGTAATATCGTATAACGTGCCAGCACTTTGCTTCACTTTTAAAGTGAAGTCAGACGTAGTAGATGCTAATTGGTTGATATTTAAGAATGCGAACCCTGTCACGTTATCATTAAGAGTAACTAAAAACTCAGTACCATTTTTAAAATCAATAGTGATGGAATTAGATGCAATTGACGCTGTGAATTGCTTTTGTGCATACTTCCGCATCACTTTGTTAGACTGTACTAACTGTAGCTGATTGCCGTTGTTTAAATCAATAAAGTTTTCATCATCAGCAGTGCCCGTTGCAGCAGCAACACAAATGTATTTATCACCACCCAATCCATCACCTAGCACTGTGCCACCGTTAATGGTCACTGTATCGCCTATTTTTAAATCAACAGCCTTAGCTGAGTTAATCGTTGATATGGCTATGACGCTTGATACGCTTCCTGCTACTGGCACGACTTCACCGCTTGGGTCCATTTGACGGCCTAAGATTACAGTGCCGCTTGCATAGCTAGTAAGTAAGATAATTTGTGAGGATGATACAACAGCATAGTCAACATCACGCTGCATAAATCTACCGTTGAAAGTCGATACACCAGAGCTAGTAGCTACATAAAATGCAGCAGTTGACGCCTCGATAACATCAAATGTCAGCGTTGAGATGCCCACATACGTTTTAGCTTCTTCGAGTACAACGCCAGAATATCCCAAAAGGTTAGGCGTAGTGACTTTAGGCGCGTAATAAACTTGCGCCCCGTTCTTGTCGAGTACTTTATAACTAAACGTACCATCCACCGCAAGAGCAGCAGGTGTATTGTTATACATAGGTACGCCACCAGCGCCAGTGCGCACAGGTTGGTCAATCGCCACCGCTGAACCGTCTTCATTGAGTATATAAACCTTCTTCTGGTTTTCTACAACTTCTGGGTCACGTCCGGCAATACCGAAGTATAACTGTGCTTCTGCAAGTGGTTTGGCCTTTGTTGGATCAGGTACGTAGATATAAGGGCTAGGCGCTAATACATCTGATTGTAGTGCCGTAGCGTCATTGTTAATTATTGTAGCGCCCATTATTTCTTTTCCTCTTGTTGAGCTTGACCAACTGAAAGCAGGAATGCTATTGCACCCGTATTAGCTGTTATTTTATCATTATCGCTTAATGTTGCCGCCCATTTTTTATACGCTTCTGATTTCATTAGTGCTTTTTCTGCTGCTTTTAGCGAATCACTTGCTTTAGCTGGGTTAGTTATGCCCTCATTAATAGCTTTAGTGACTACTTTTTGAAATTCAGGTTTAGCTATTAACTGTGCTGCCATTTGTGCTGGGCTAGATGCTTGCTTTAAAAAGTCTGAGGCTGTGTTATATAAAGCGCTGCCAGCAGGTCCAGCTTTACTAGTTGCAAGTAATCTTCCAGCATTTCCAGCTAGTTTAGATATTAATCCGCTGCTAGGCTCAAAGAATGCCTGTATCACACCAGTTCTAATAACGTTTCTATCAGCTTGGTTTATACCTCTCGCAATGTTTGCCATCCCTTCAAGTGCTTTAGGTAACCCGTTAGGCAATTCTTTCATTAGCATATTTTTAGCTGCTGGCTGTGCCGATAATTCATTCCAGAATTTAAGATAACTATTAGCGTTGAAAGACTCCATACCTTGGCCTGTTCCTCTGAATATATCATTCAGTGCAGATACAACGGCTTTCTGTCTGTACTCAGTAGGTATTTTATTCAGCGTTTCAGCAAACAACTTTGTATTGTTATTAGTCAATCCCTTAACGCTAGTTGATACGACTTTCATTAAATCACGCTGTAAGTTTTTACCTAACAATGATTCAATGTTGCTTTCAAGTAACTTTCTATCTTTAACTAACTGCTTGCCCTCGTCTGATAATTCTTTTAAACCTTTAGAGTCTAAAATATCGTTCATATCGTCAGTTAGGCGTCCATACAGCGCTTTTAATGTACTATCCGTCTGATTGGCAAAGTTGTTTTGTTTCTTCCCTATAGCCTCACCTACAAGCTTTCTTTGTAGGTCAATCATGCCTATAGTTGGATTTTTAATTTCACCGTCAACATCCTTTTCAGCTAACTTTCTGTAAAGCGCTTTGAGTGGTGATGGCAATTCATTAGGCCCACCAAGATTAACGGCTTCTTGGTTTAAATAATCAAGCGTCCTAGATGGTACTGCTTGCTCTGACTTAACTATGTTATCGTCAATGCTTCCATATAGTTTATTAGCAGACTCCCGCATATCATCGATGGTTGCAAGTGAGTTCATTTCAAACTCTTGTGATAAATTAGCCTTATCTCTAGTGCCGCCATAAGTATTGATTAAGTCATCAGCTTTTTGACGAACCTTGCTTATGAATTCGTTAGCTTGAGTGTTTAAGCCTGAACCGGGGATGGCTCTTAATCCCCCCTCAACTTCTCTGTATTGTGGGTTACGTGATACCTGAGCATAAACAGGGCTTGCATCAATACCTAGTTCATCGATAGCATTCATAATACTAGGGTCGGCATCAATCATTTTTGCTATTTCTTCTGGTGTCGCAGACTGTACCGCTTTGACTGTCTTTTGTATCCCTTCCTCAGTTACAGTGGATGGACTAAAGCCTTGTTTAACTGCGTCCAACTCTGCTTGGCCTGCCTTTTTTAATTTGCTATTAGCCGCCATATCTAAAGATGATTTAACTCCAGATTTGGCAATGCCGCCTGTTAATAAGTCGGGGATTAGTTCAGCGCCTACTTGTGCAGTAGTGGCCGCTAATGGGCTGCCTGTTGCATCAAATGTAGCACTGCCTAATTGCTCTCCTATATTGCCGGTGGCGTAATCTTTGGCAATCTCAAAAGTTGGTCTATTGTCTTCACTAAATGCTTTTTTCATTAGTGCAGCAGCCATTGAAGGGTAAGCTTTAGCTATTGATGCAGCAGTATCAAAGAAGCTTCCAATGTCTTGCAATTGGGCTTGTGACCGTTCGCTTGGTTGGTTAGATAGATTACCTTGTACTTCTGTTGCTCTATTTGCAGCAGCATCAGCCCCTTGGCCAGCCATAAGCGAGCCTATACCAGAATATCCACCAGCAATGCTAGCGCCCATGCTTTGGCCGATTGTTCTACCAGTTTCTAATGATGCGTCTAAAAATCCCTGCTCTTGCTTGACAGGGAATAATTCATCAATAGTTTTAGGTTTCTTTTCAGGGAATAATTCATCAATAGTAGGCATTACTTTTTAATCCCTAATCTTTGGTAGGCTTCTTCTTTTGTATAACCTCTGTCAATTATAGCTTTTAAATCTTCTGGGGTTATTGTGCGCCCCAATACAGGCGAATTTAGGTTAAGAGTTCTCTCGGTGGTATCAAGCTTAATATCTTTACCTTTCCAAGCTTGAAGCATCCCACGCTCTGAGCCATTCTCACTAATAAAATCAGCTTTAAACTCGTTGTATTTCTTTTCAAACTCTTTAATTTTAGAAAGCCCACGTAAAAATTGCGCTATCTCACCACTGCCAGCATTGTCAGAAGGAAACCCAGCTTTAGCCATTTGCACATCAGGGTCAGACGCAGCACCGGGAGGAAGATTATTTACAACTTCCGCGCCTCTAATGGCATAAAAGTCACGTCTTAATTGTGATTTAAAGTCTTGCTGTCCTGTTATTTCTTTTAATATTTCTTCACCACGACCACCCCAGCCGCCTTGGATTCCTGCATCTTCAACTTGACTAGCTAAGTCGTTATATTTAATTACATCGGCAGATGCCTTTACAGATGCGTCAATAGCATCGGAGTTTCTTTTCTGCATAGCTACTGATAACTCACGACCTTCCTTACTAACAAATCCAGCAGCCTGGCCGTAAGCCTTAGCATCTTGAGGATTAGTTTTTTTAAGGCCTTTATAGGTCTCCCAGTCTCTTTGTTTTTCTGTCTTTTGCTGCTCTCTGCCAGTTTCGATATAACCTTTAGCAATGCCAAACTGTTTTGCTTTTTCTGGGTCACGCTCTTGCAAGCCCTCAAAGTATTTAAAGTTTTGTTGATCTGGCGTGTCTTTTGATGTGCCACCCAGCATAGATAACTGTTCTTTATTTAGGTAGCGGCCAGCAGCTAAGCTAACATAGCCATCACGCTCAATTGGGTCCATCTTTAGCAAGTCATCATCTAAAGTAAATGGAGTTAATGCAGCGGTTTCCTCAAGGTAAGCTTGCTTGTCTTTAGATGTGAGATATTTTTCAATCCACCCGCCAACTTGTGCGGCTTCTCTCTCGTCTTTAATACCTAAGCCTTTATCAATTTGTGCAGCATATTCAGGATTAATAGCATAAATCTGTGCAGCAGCATTGTAGTCACCACTCATAGCTTTTTGTGCTAGTTCCTGTAATTGCGCTTGTTGTTGCGCTTTAACTTGCATAGCCTGTTGCTGCATTGCTCTGTCTTCTTGTTGTTGACCGAACTCAACTGCATTAGCGTAGGTGCTACCCAAGTTTAAGCCGCCTAATGGTGTTACATCGAAAGGATTAGCCATATTAACCCCCGAACCCTGTAAAGCCTGAGCCTTGCAAATTTTGAGAATTGATGAAGGAGTTAGTAGAAATGGCATTCCCTCCACCGCCACCAGTCGCGCCCCCAAACATGCCGCCACCGCCACCAGGTGCGCCAGCAGCCATAGCCGCTAAATTGATAATATTACCTAAGCCTTGCTGTTTAGCATTAGCAGCGGCAGTAATGCCTTGCGCTTGCGTGTTGCCTATATTGCCGTAACCTTGAGAAATAGCGTTATTGTTTGTCTGAACACCTGCTAGACCTTGTAAGCCGCCTAATTGCTGGTTGACTAGCATTTGCAAGATGTTCTGGCTATTCTGCGCTAAACCTTGCTGTGTACTACCGCTTCTTAGTCCACCGGTTGCGGCGGCGTTGCGTAAAACGGCTTCTTCGCCTTGATTAATCATTGAGCTATAGAATGGGCTTTGCTGTGCTTGGTCGATTACGCCTTGCTGATTACCACCGTAGTAATCCATAAGGCCAGATAAGCCTTGCTGTTGAGCCGCTAAAGGGCTTTCGTTGGCTTTCATTAAGTAATCAAGCCCCTTTTGCTGTGCATCAGCAGATACACCAGAGGCTTTTTTAGCCGCATCAGCAGCAGTTTTGCCAGTTATACCGTTGAATACGTCTTTAACAAAGCTCATCGTTCTATCACCATTATGTTAGCGTCTCCACCTTCAAACTTATAAACGCCTTGATCAACAAAGCCAAGTTTTAAGCAAAGGTTAAAGACTGATTTATTTTTTACATCCACTGTTGCTATTAGCATTTTACACCAATCGTAGTGGGAAAACATGTTTTTAATGAATGTCTGACAGCTAGACCTAAGATGCTTCATATTCTCTCGTTTACAGCCGATGTGGACGCGTAAAGCCTCGCCCTTTTTGACTGCTGAAAATACGACACCGTTGCACTTATAATATTCAGATAATGGCTCAATATCACCACAGATACTAAAAAATTCCTGCTCTGTTATTACAGTACAATCCATCCTGTGCTTGCTCCAAAAACTGGGTTGTAGTATTGAGTTGGTAGCACTGAGTCAATGTAAATCAAGCTGTAATTAGCTGTTACTACACCCTCTGGGCTGCCTGTGCCGATAATGGGGCTGTAATCGCCATCAGAAATTGAGCCTATCAGGTCGATATAAGCGCGTTGCAGGTTGATTAAGTCACGCTTTAGCTGTAAGTAATCTTCGGCCGCATAGTCATCTTTGAACGCCTTACCTTTAATCTCTGCATAGGTCGTTAATGATTGCTGTGAAGTAGGTAGATTAAGAGGCATCTATATTGAACCCCGAAAATGCCATTTTATCAGTAGAGATAAACCTAAACTTGAATGATACATCATTCCTAATATAACCTAATCGCCTGGCAATGTAGCGTTTGGTGTAGTTATCTGGTGCGCTTATCATGTTCCAATATTCGCGGCCAAACGTAGTGCCGTCGTAGCTCATGCTAAATGCAGTTGTAAACTCAGTCAGTGCATAGCCGGGAATAGTATCAAGCTCGATTGAATTTATGCTTGCTGATTCCATTGGTATGATAGGGCTGTAGAATATGGCCTCTTGTGGCTCACCGTATTGTGAGAAAGTAGAGCCGTCTAAGTAGCCTAGTTTGCTTTCTAGGTTATCGCCATAAATCCACTTGTTAACTCGTGGGTCATGTACGCCATATCTAGCTCGCCATGTTGCGCTATCACCGCTTGATACATAAGACCATGCTGAATCAATGCCGTATTTCTTAGCGGTAGTGTGGTTAAACAGTAAAGTGTAATCAGGTAAGTGAATAATCAAAAACTTGTCTCTGTCTACTGTGCGAGATTCCATATAAACGGTTTCTAGTTGTGAATCGTTGTACTTAGAGATGATTTTATCAATTTCTCTAGTGGCAACTGTTACCTCTGCACCACCGTTCATAATGTGAATAGATGGGCTTTCATTCTTACGACCACCTAATACAAATATTTCACCATCTAACATGGCTTTGCAGTTAGTTCCTACTATTCCAATACGGCTAGACTTCCCCTCGATACTTTGCAATACACTTGTGCCAGATGGAGCAGCAGCATTAAAGTAGAAATACTCTGTGCTGTATCTGTTAAATGCAATAATCTGATTCTGGTCAGTACGCATAACACCCACGATAGGGTCAGCAGCGAACTCGCTTGATGTGTACTTTAACGGGCTAATTGAATATTCGTCTGTAATGTCAGTATGAAATAGAAATTCACCATCAGTCATTACATAGATACCACGAAACCACGTAATATCAATTGGTACGCCTAAATCTGAGTCAGATACCCTCACTAGGCTTGAGTTGTCATATAGCCACAATCTGCCACGAGCCACAATAGCTTGAGTGTTAAAGCTTGCTGCAAACTGGCAAACACCTGTGCCATCAATAACGCCTATTTGTGTTAATGTGCCATCAGGGTCAATAGCCTCCAAGTAATTGCCAGATACGCGAAAATGTTTACTAAACCGCTCGTTGTAAACTCCACCTCTAGCAATACCGGAAGTTTGGCAAAACTCAGTTAACCCATCATGCGCTAATAGATAACCTGTATCGCCCTTAATGTTATCAGCAATAGCAGTCATGTTAATTGGTAACTCGTCACGGTATCCGTTCTTAGAGTTATTCTGGCCTTTGACTAAAGGTATCATTATACGGCCTTATGAGTGCGAGTTATTACATAGCGCTGGTTATACACTGTTATAGGGCCATTAGACCTTATATAAGTAGTCGCTCCGTTAGCCTCCCAGGTTCCGAGGGTGTAACCTATTACCGTAAAGTTTATAGGTAGTTCAACACCAGATCCTTTGGGAAAGGTTAAAATCCTCCGGTATAACTCACCAACCGGCGCACCAATATCAAACCAAATCTCCACGTATGTTGCAGCCCCGCTTGATGGGGTAACTGTCATATCTACCGTAATACCTATCCCGTCACCATTTCGACCGCGTATTTTGCCACCAGAATAAAATGAATCTATGTCCGAAGGTAATTGAGATTCTATAATGCCGCCAGCGTTATTTGGTAATATGGTGTCAGTATTAGCAGGAATAGAAAATTGCGCTCCTACTGTGTATTGCGTGTCTTGATATTGTGCCCATCCAGTTAAGTCTTGAGATGATGACACGATAGCAGTACCATTTACAACTTGTAACTCAAACACTCCGTCAGCGCATTTTAATTTGATTATTGAGCCTGCCCAGTCAGTATCGTTATTAAATCTACAAGCAGAGAAATAGTTTGATTGCGTAACTTGAATGAGTGAATCGTCTGTTTCATATATATAAATGTTAAATATACCTCTACTTTGCGAGGCTATTTTATCGAATTTGAATTGATTAAACATTGCATTCACCACTGACAACGATTGTTGTGTTAACTGTTGTTACTAGCCCATCATCACGGGTTACGATACTGCATACATTAATAAATCCAGCAGTTTGCAAACTAGCCCTGAATGACACGATACTATCCAAGAATGAACTGCTAACCAATGTTGCGCCAGTTGATACCGTAGTGACTTGTGATGTAATAGTTAAGCCATTAAGCCAAGTATCAAGCGAGAACTGACCATCTACTATATCACCAACACTAGCGTATATAGTTTGTGCCGTGACTGGTGCGGTTTCTGCGTAGTAAAAGTTATTAGTGTCTAATCCTATCAACTGGTTGCCAGAGCCTACAGGCATTGTTCTAGGTGGTGCAATTTGGCTTGTTTTAGATGTTCTAGCGCGCCAGTTTTGCATAGATGAAGCAGCACGACCTGACATATTTTGTGTTGGTTGCTTGCCAAACATATCAGTTAAGCGTAATGCTAATGACCATGCAATAGCATCGTTAAATTCATCATCAATGCCTGATAGTGTAGATGCGTTGATTGATGTTTCAAAGTTATAGTTTGTTTTTATAGTGCCGTTATATTCATGCACCATATCTTCTAATTCTTCCAAAGAGTCAGTTAAATCAGAACCGCTAGGGTCAACAGTAATCCCGCTGATTCTAAGTTTTCTTAATGCAGAATTGACGTGTTCACCTTTAGTTTTCATTTATTCTTTCTCTTTGACTGGCTTTGCTTTTGGTTTCTTAATTGGTATTTCTTTTGTTGCTGAATAACCTTGAGTAAGCAAAAGTGATACTTCGGTGGCATCAACTAAAACTTCCTCGATTATATCATTTTCAATTTTGTATAGAATTGCAGACATGGATAACTCCAAAGGTAAAAGGAGGCCGAAGCCTCCTCATGTTTAGTAACGTACTGCTACACCGTTGCGCTGTGGGTCTTTGTTGGTTAGACCGTACCAGGTAAATGTACGATAACGCAGTGTTAAGCCTGATAATTCAGAGTCATACACCATGTACATTTTCAAGCCGTTGGCTAAGGTTTCAGAGATAACTTTCATACCTGAAAACTCTTTCATTAGCTCCATTGGTACATCACCACCTAAAATCTCGACTGAGTCTTTATCAAAGAAGATGTTAGATTTAGCACTTGCATCAGTGTTCAAGCGAGTCATAGCAACACCGCTTGCAATAACGTTTAGCACGTTTGCATAAGCTTTCTGCGTAGCGGTCAATGCACCATCGTTTTTAGCGATAGGCTTAGGCCAGATTTCTACACTTGTCGCGTTAGGCTTGCTTACGATAGTGAAAGTCATTAACTGACCTGTATCGTTTTTGCTTGATACGCCTACTGAGTTAACGCCAGCGAATGTAACCTTATCACCTACGGCAAATGAGCCAGATGCGGTAACAGGGATTACAGCAGAGCGATAATCAACGTTAGTCACTGTGCCAGTAGCTACGTTAACTGAACCACCTACAGGAGCGAATGAAGTAGCCGCTGTGGTAGTAGTAGATAATGCGCCACCAGTAATAACTGGCAAGAATGATGCAGTATAAACATCAAAGCCAGCAGTGTTTTGCGTAATCTGACCAGCATTCCACGCATCAGCAGGGCGACCTTGTACAGTTTGACGTGCAGCTAAGTCTTGTGCGTATACGTTTGCATCGCGGTCATTCATAAAGAAGCAACGGCCAGTATCCATACGCTCGCGCTCATTCATAATAGTCTGAGCTTGTGAGATGAATGTAAAGCCAGATGCACTATTATTACGGTAGTACAGTGAGCCAGTGTTTTTAATTAAGTTAGCTAAGCCAGTGTTTAACTCAGTAGCTTGTTGCTTACCAGATGCTTCACCACGTCGTTTCCACTGCGTAATGTCGCGCAAGTCATCGATACGCTGTTTAACTAAGTCGTTTTTAGGAGTACCTAAGTACGCTGGGTAGGTTTCTTCGATAATCTCTTGCTCTTGGCCTGTTAAATCCCAGCCAGTTAAGATTGGTGCATGCTGCTGCACTGGACGCCATAACACGTTGCCACTGTTGCGCATATCACCACTAGATGGGTTAAATACCATTGTTTTGTCTACTAAAGACGTTTGCGCTTCATAAGTTTCAAGCTGTGCTTCAAACATTACTTCTGCGATTTTACCTGCTGATAAAGTACTCATAGTTAATTCCAGTTGCTAGTATCAACACCTGATGCCTTGGCTTTGCGTTTTATGCTAATTCTAGACGGATCGCCATCTAATTTCTTCCATTGCTGGTAGAGATTTTCTGCCTTACCGCCTGACTCGCCTTTAATCTGCGTAGCTGGCTTAGGTGCCGAAGATTTACGTTTATTCGGGCTATTGATAGTGGCATGTAACATACCCAAGTAAGCAACTGCGCTATACGGGCTAGTCTTTAGCTTAGCTATAAACTGGTCACGCTTTGCACTGTTAATACCTAGTTGGTACAGTAATTTTTCGCTACCATCGCCTAAATCGTTTAAAGTGACTATCAGGTCATCAGTAATCGATTCGCCATTGTTAGGAAAGGCTTTTTCTAAGCTCATCCGTAATGACTTATCTGCTGAGTGGTATTCATCCTCGGATACACTGCCAGATTCAACCAATTTTTCAGCCCTGATATAGTGAGCATTTAACGCTGATTCTTTAGCTTGTTTAAGCGCTTCTTCTTGGGCTTTCTTACTCTGCGATTGTTGTGTGTTAGCTACTCGGCTATCAATTTTGCTTTCGTAGTACGCATCAAGCGCATCGTTATACTTGTCCTCGTCGTAGTCGTATTGCTCAAGCTTTGGCCGCTGTTGTGCTTGCCTTGGTGCTTGACCGCTACCGCTTTCTAGCTTCTGTATCTTCGCCTTGAGTAATTCTAATTCCTCGTCACGCTCATTGATTTTCGCTCTTAGTTGTTTGCGAACCTTACCAATTGCTGAATTTGGTTTAAAACCACTCTGCTCATTTTCCGAAGCCTCTGCTTCTTCGGGTTGCTTCCAGGATTCTGAATCCGCATCACTTACATCGTCATCATGTTCGATTTCAGTTCCAACTTCATCCGCTTTTAGTTCTGGTTTTTCTTCCACATATTCATCAAGCTTAACTTCTTGTTTGGGCTTGGCTTCAACCGGTGTCTGACCATCTTCTAAAGCGTTTTTCTCTTTTAGCTGTTTCAGAGATAATGTATCTGTCACTTATTTTATCCTCGTAGTGCAACGATTAACTATGCTTATTCACCAGCATATCGGGTGTATTACAATAATATCACTGGTCGTACCAGATAGGCAAATTTATCTGATAATATGCTTGACAGGGTCAATTAATAGGATAGGTGATTAATGAAAATACTACACGATTTCAAATGCCCTAAATGTGGCGTATTTGAAAAGCTGGTTGATTCGAGTCAATCTAGTGTGACATGCAAGTGTGGCATCACTGCTAATAAAGTTGTTAGTGCTGCTAGATATTTAGGTAATACAGTTGGCAAGTGTCCGACTATTAAGTGAGGGTTTATGTTTAAAACTATAGGTAAATTCGATTTGGAAGTATGGGAAGGTGGGCACCCAGTACACATAACAATAGAAGATGAGCGAGGAAACCGTATTATGTTTAGCCACAAGGATTTGTCAGACCTTGGGAACGCAGTAAAAGAAGCAAAAAAAGCTGCATTTTCTTCTCTTGATGAGGTTTATAGGCATGAGGTTTAAATTATGATAATCGAACTACTATTCGTTGCATCTATCGGCTTTCTCATTAACGGTCCAACTGGTGCAGCTTGGGCTATTGTGGGGTATTTTGTGTTTATATTGTTGGCTGCTTGTTTTGCAGTAGGGTGATTTATGGCTAATTTAGATATGATTAAAGATGCAAAAATAAAAACAGATGATTACTATGTAAATGATGGTTTAATATTTATCACCCCCGCTGTATATGATTTATTTATGTATGCTATGCCTAGTATTAGTCCTATGTTATGTAGAAAAGCAGCTCTAATGGTTGATAATTCAAATGAATAACCCGACTGAATATAAACTTTTGAAAGTGTTTGGAGTTGACAAGGTAACTGGGAATAGTGAATCAATGTCGCCATGTATATTTGTAGCTGGAAGGTTTGGTGATGGGTTTTACTCCAAGCAAACAGGTATTGAAATAGAATCCCAGCTAGATGTTACTAACTGGGAATATTTGGATTAGTTCTTTCCGCTATATGACATGGTAACTGAACCATTTTTGCCAGCTTGTATCAACTCCCCTACACTCATTCCTTGATATTCCTCTGCTAATGGCCTAAACCCTTTTTTATAAGCCATAGCTATCGATTCTTTTGATGAAAATGCACCTGATAATTCACTTCCATATTTTGCTATTGCCTCATCCATTAACTTGCTGCCGTATCCTTTCCCCCTATCAGCCTCACCAGTTAGGAACTCAACAATACTATACTTAGTTGGCGACCATTTAGATTCTGCAATGTCTATGTGTGCATTTCCTGTTGTGAGTCTTTCACTATTTGGGAATGTAGACTTAAAAGGCGATTCGATAGATTTAATCCCTCCATCACTCATAGCCTTACCGCTACCCTTGGCAGGTCTTACCATATCAACATCAGTTATAGCTAATGATATATCTCCTTGCGGCTCTTGTATTTTAACCCCTTTGAATGGCAGTCCAGACTCCTCAAAAAACTGCTTAAAATCTTCTGCATCTGTCCAATCTGGATATCCTTTGTCCGACAGCGGGCCACCTCCTCCCCATTTCCTATAAAACTTATCGTTGAATATTTTCCTATGCTCAGGTTTATTTGTGTCGAAAATTAAATCATCAGGAACATCATGCTCAACCTCAAAAACCCTCCCTTTCTGCCCTAGGTCTTGCCTTGAATAAATATACGCAAGCTTTTCATTATCAGTTATAAAAGTTGTGTCTGTATTAAAATCGTCAAATTGTTTATTTGTTCCATGATACCATTTAGTGCCTTTCTTTAATGCATCACCAGCAATAGGTATAGCACCTAACCCAGCCAACAACATACCTGACTTATCACCTTGAGCAGCAGCCCTACCAAATTCATCACCAGCAGCAGCATCACCAGTAAAAGGTAATGCTTCGCCAATGCTTGATAAGTTGCCGCCTATTCTTTGTGCGCCATATCTATCAGATATAATGTTATTGTCGTAGAGTAAATCAGATAAGCCTTGTCCAGCACGTTCAGCTAAGCCGGGCTTAACCTCTTGCGCTACTGGCTCTAGCGGCCTTAGTGCATCGCTAGGTGAACCAAACTTCTTGCGTAGGAAAGCCTTGATGCTATCTATAGGCATATCATCAGGGAATTTAGCTTGCTGGCCTGTGCCTTTTATCTCTACTACTGGCATTATGCGAAATCACCTATCAAGGGGTCAAATACTAGCATGTTGCTTTTAACCTCACCGTCCAGCTGTCTGCCATAAGTTTGCTCAAGCTCTGCTAACCTAAGTGCAAAGTCATTCATAACTTTCTGCTCATCCAAGCTTAGTTTACGCTCACCTTGCTGTACCTTGGCAATATTGACCGCTGTCTCTGAGTCTCTCTTTTTATTCTCACCGCTGTACTTCTCTTGTAAGTCAGCCATTTTCAGTTGTAACTCAAGTTTTTTATTCTCTTGAGCCATAATATCAGCTTGACCTTTAATCTGCTCAGCTTGAGCAAGTACCATATTAGCATCAGGCTCTTTAGGTGCTTCTTGTGCTTGTTTAAGTGCTGCCATTTCTTCCTCAGTTTCAGGCTTTCTAACGCCAGACAATACAAGTTGTAGGTTGGCAAAGTCGCGTATATCTTCAAAGCCAGCGCCCGGAGTCAAGGTTAGGAATTTGTTTAATAACATAGTGTGAGTTGGTGAGCCTGGAGGTTGACTCATAATTAATTCTTTCAACTGCTCCATCTGTTGTTCGCGTACTGATTCAAATGCAGGGCCAATCGTCGCATGAACATTGAAGCGCATCTTAGTTGTATCGTTCTCTGTGTAAGCAGTATCTTTAACATAGTCAAACTTTTGTTTGTTGATGGTTTCTTTCTTACGTGAACCATCATAGTTAACTAATGTTATTTCCTGCTCCTCATCCATTATTGCGCTAAACATTGACGCGAATATCTCACCATCTCTACGCATTGCGTACTTGTGATTATCTTGGTAGGTGTATGACTGCATGTCTAAACGTTTCTGAATAGAATTTATAGCCTTACCAGACAAATCAGTGTCAGCTATGTCGGGCATTAGACCAACACTAGCTACATCATCCACAGCAGCCCGTGACTCTGAGATTGATGCCATTAATGCTGGTGGTACTTCTGGTGCTTTAATATATCCTAACGGCCCCATGGGTAATGGATTGCCTTGACTATCAAGTGTACGCATCTTAACGTAGGGCAGGTTATTTTCTGCACCTGACATTTCGTACATGTCTTCATAACCAGCAATTTGCTCATCACCGAATATAGGCTTTTCTCTTGGGCTTCTTGCAACAATAGTAGCTAAGTATGATAACTGGAAGTTGCGCAGTCTTTGTGGGTCTTTAGCTAGCCTTACAACACCTTCATACCATTCCACACCATCAACAAAAGCTCTTTCGCCGTATTGAGGAACTACAGGGATATGTTCACCGGCTATTTCAGCAGTTTCTAATATCTTCTCACCACTCACCAAGTAGCGAGTGATGCGCCATTCTTTCTTCTTCTTTTCTTCGACAAAATCAAAGCCACCGTCAACAAGTGAGTCTTCTTGCTCGTCTAAATCATCAGACTCTACTTCTCGACGTGTACCGAAGGCATCCTCATAGACGTAATATTTACACGTTTTAATCTCACGATGGTAAAACTTACCCACATAAATTTGTTTGCTGCCTGTTACCCACTGGAAAGATAAGTCAGTGTAAGGCATGGCAAAGTTTGAGCCATCATCCTCAATACCTAAGTCATCCTTTAACGCCTCGTAAGCGTCTTCACTGAATGATTCTAGTATCGTGACTCTAGTTGCGTCTGACTTGTCTAGTAACTTGGCGTTGTTGTCCCAAAATACACAGTTATTAGCTTCGTAGATTGGACGTCTAACTAAGTGTTGTTTCTCGCTCCAAGGGTTTTTATATTCAGCAACTAATTCCCACGCGCCAACACCACAAGCAACAGCCTCTTGGCTTGCATTCTTCTTGGCCTCTTGTGATACGTTGTAACGCATATTGGCGCGGTAGATGCCGTCAAGTATGTCGCTAGCTTTGTCGTCTGTTCCTTCATCGGGTTCAAAGTCAACTTGTACTTCATTGATAACTAGGTCAGTGAGTATGTGCCTTACAGCCTTGCGAATAATATTAAACTCGCCTCGATACTCTAAGTCACTGCCTGCTAATGTATCATCATCCCACTGCGTCACCCAAGCGAACACCATATCATTAGCTGCTTTCTCTCTTACTTCTTGACCGTGGGTGTAGTCTTTATCGAAGTATTTTAGTATCTGTTCATGTGTCAGCATTATTTTATTGTCCTGATTGGGCGCGGTCTATGAGACGTATTTATAGGATTATGGTTTATTATACCGCTATTATCGAAAGAAAGCACAACCGCATCAAAAAGGTTAGGTGATGGTATGACTAGCCTGCTTCCGTCTTTCTGTACAATACCCTTGCGCATTTCTTCTTTAGTGTAAAACGCTATCTTATCTGATTGCTTCAATGGCATCCTGCAACACTCTGACCTTAATTTGGCCATCATTGGAGGTGATATTTTAGAGCTATCGAAACTGACTAATGTATCTGGGTCGTGATACATGCCAAGCTTTACCGCCTCGTATGTTCTTTTGCATCTTTGAGCAACCGATATAATATTTTGCGCTTTCTTATTTTTGAATACATCTTCATTTCTAAGCTCGCCTTTCAGGTTATAGTCGTCTGACTCTTTGAATAAAGCCTTTGGCATATTACAAGATTCTGAACCCTTATACATAAACGTATGAATCTTAGTGCCAGCAAATGCCCTTGCAGCTTGGTCACGTAACAATGCGCCCATACCATCGCAATCCCACCCGAACGAATCTACCGCATAAGCCCTGGCTTCTCTGACTGCTACATCAAAGCCTCTATTGGCATCTTCTGCCTCAATCTCTTTAACATCCTCAAATACTACACCGTGTCTAGCCGCATATCCCTTAGCATCTTTACCCACATCAGATGGGTCATGGCCTACCACTCTTGCGCCTCTACCTTCAAAGCCTAGTTTCTTATGGGCATCGATACAAGCATCAAACCAGTCAGCGATGATTACAGAGTTTTCAACATCATCGTTAAATGCGCCTTCCCATATATGATTGAATCGTGCTTGTGACATTCTGCCCTCTGATAGCTTTTGCTGGTCTTTGGCTAATTCGTCTCTTAGTGATGAGTCATGCTCGAACCACGGATTATCCCTGTAGCCAAGTTTAATAATAATATGGTAATCGTCCTCATAGTAACCGTATTTATCTAGGTCTGCTTGGAATGGTGTAATATATTCTATGCTCATTGCATCATTTGAGCTTTCAGGATTCCATAGTAGCCACATTTCAGCGCCTTCTATGCCTCGAAGTGTTGGACCTAATACATCTAATGTTTGCAGTGATGTTCTAGCCGCTTCTTCAATCAAGAAAAACTTAAATTCAAACAGTGATTTCATGTCTAGGATGTTTTGCATGCCGCCAAATGCAAATTTGCCACCGTTCTTATGTGTTATCTCCCAGTGACTAGGTAACGGTCTAAAGCCTGCTAATGATAGCTTCTTGACGTTCTTCTCGATGCCCTCATAGATAGATTGTCTTAGTGACTTCATTCGCTCACGTAATACAAAGACCTTTGAGCCGCATGAGTTAACCTCACCTATCAT